GCAGCTTTGTGGGCTGTCTAAATCGGAAGCCTCTGGGATCATTAATGAGTGTAACCGATGGATCCGTTGTTCTGGATCTGAATGGACAGTTGCTCGACTGAAAATGATCAAGCAGGCTGTTATTTCCATTAGGAGTTTCGACCTTGGTAGGGTCCCTCCTTACGTCCGCACCAGAAATGGGCATTTGGTAGGCCCATTCCGATCGATCGAGAGATTGCTGTGGAAGGGCCATAAAAGGGCTCTTGCAGCGCTCATGATTTACTCGGCGCACGTATCCTCTTCTCTGACAAAGAAACAGAGAGAGAAATGGACATCGTCTGTTACATCATCTAAACCAGATATCCAGTGGGAGTGGGAGGAATCTTTTATTCCTCGTCTTACACATCTCACCGGCCCATTAACCATCAACGGAGTACAAGGAACCTATGTTGATCAAACCAGTTGGAGCACCTCAAAAAGGGCTCCTACTCATACTGGTAAGACCGTACCTGAGTCTGAAACACACAAGCAATTAGAGTCGTTCTCTTTGACTCGTTTTGCCCGAGTGTGTAAGTTGTCATTGGAAGGTTTGTTTCCGTCTGATGGCTTCTACGTACAAGACCAGGTGCTAGGACATTTCCTATTCACCAAGACTGGAGATTTCCCTGTAGGGAAGATCTCTGTACTCCAAGAACCAGGGTTCAAAGCTAGATTTATAGCAAACCCTAATCGAGTAGTTCAATTTCTACTCCAACCCTTAGGTAACTTTCTTTTTGAAGCTACCAGTAAGGTTCCATGGGACACCTATAAGGACCAAGATGCAGGTATAGCCTCTGTAAAGAGGATGATGGGTAAAGGTCATACAGCGCACTGCTTTGATTTGCAAAACGCTACTGACTTATTCCCCCTGAGTACACAGACTTATCTAGTGTACCTCTTCGGTCTCGATGTCTTACAAACCCCCATAGAACGGGCTCTGTTGGAATCGCAGTTAAGATTGTTTACTTTAGCTGCGAGGTCTGAGTGGCACTTTGAATCAGGAGTTATCTCCTGGACAAGAGGTCAGCCACTCGGTCTGTACCCTTCATTCCCATTATTCTCGTTCACCCATGGTGCGCTTTTGTACTCCCTGTACCTGGACCTTCCGTTGGAGGACCGTAACGGTTACTCCTTCCGGATGGATACATTTGTATCCGAGAAGAAATCTTACTCAGCACCAGCAATTCCCCCGTTTCTTATCTTGGGTGATGATGTTGTCATTTTCTCTGACAGCTTAGCTGAGCGTTA